ATGAAAAATATCATTTTAGGTATGATCGCAAAAATCTCCCGTATGGAAGCAGACACTAAACAGCTCACCGCTCAGGTTGAGGCGCAGTCACTCCTTCTCGGGGCTATTTTCATCACTGTCGGGAAAAATGGCGGGCCGCAAGAAATCATCGAAAGCGTCAATAAAGCCATTAACTCCGTGCTCGACTCCGATGATGAAGTCCTTAAATCCGACGCCAAAATTTTGTTTGAACAGTTTCAGGCACTGATTGAGATGACGCGATTTATCGACAAGGCCGATCCGGAGCTGGATTCCGAGGCGCTGAATGCGCTGGGTGCTGTCCGGCCTGATTCAGAGATCTGATATCAAAATCCTGGAATAAAAAAACCCTGGCATTTGCCGGGGCTTTTTCATTTCATATCCTGAAAGAGAAGCGAGCTTATCTCGCCCAGCTTGGCTTATTCATGATAGGCGGCTGTCAGAAAACGAAGTGAAGTGAAGTAAGATTTAATCACGGTTAAAACAGAGTATTACCGCAAACTGAAACGCTGCTTGGCACGTAGTAACATCGGTTTGCGGTAATTTTTTGCCCCGTATATGCCCCCGCTCATTTCAAAACACTAAAGTGTCATCGAACACTTCGTTCTTCGCGTCATAGATGATGAATGTCACCACTCCCTCGATCACAATCTCATCATCAAAGAATTCATCACCGAACGGGATGAACTCACTCTTGTCGATAAGCGACTCAAGTCCGTGCCGAAGAATGGTCACCAGGCGAAAGACTCCGTACTCTCCATTAACCTGAGTAAGAAGCAGATTGCCGTCCACCGGCTTGATAGAACTATCGACCAGTAACTTGGTGCCTGAGTTTATGTGCATGCCATGATAGCGTTCCGCGATGAACATCCTCACTGATGGACTGGTGCATGAGCAAACCTTGTTCAGGTCAATACGCCCCTCTACAAAATCACTTGCTGGACTTGGAAATCCCATACCGCCCTCCTCACATCACATAGCCCATGTTCTTCATGAAATAACACCTCTCATCGCCGTGGTGGTCAGTGTAATCACGGAAGTAGGGCTGATAGTGCTCTATCCACTCATTCGCTTCTTGCAGTGACCAGAAGTGATTGACCTTCACTAGTTCCTGTACGAAGCGAGCGGTAGTCACAATCCTTCCCTTCTTCGGGTCTTGCGTGATGCTGCTGACGAACGCACCTTTGATGTCTGAATACCTAGCCAAAACCACCTCACAAATACTGTTCATGCATACAGTATTATCATGAGGATTTTGGTTTGTGAAGTCAGTGTAGAGAGAAAAATCTTAGGAGGCTGATCTGTAAATCAATAAAAAACCCCGGTGCCGTCGAGGCATTGAATGAAGAATCCCAGAAAAGGCTCGATGATCATTACCCGGGCGCGAAATTTGCAATTCGGCGGGCTCATAGCGATGGGCTTTCTGTGATGGGAGGTACAGCGCGGGATAAAGAAGTAATCGACGTGATGCTGCAGAATACGTGGGAAAGCGCGGATGATTGGTTTCAGCCTGGACCATGAAATCTGAGGCCAATATTGACACCATAAAAAACCAAAATTATATTTTCTCCGTCATGACAGCAACGGGTCAGAGTCCTCGTGGTTGAATGCGCTGGCGGGTTTGCAACTTTCCTGCCTTAATGGAAGTACCCTTCGGTATCCTCACTGCAAAGATTCCGTTATATTATCGTTAAAATTTACTTTATTTACATTTACAGCAATGGATCTGCGATGCGCTATGGGCTGTTCGCCATACTCTTAGTTCTGCTCATACTGATTTTTTTAATGGCTGGTAGTGACGAGATACATCACGCCTTGAAAATGCATGCACATTGGGTCTTGGGGCACTGTGATCGCTAACCTACGACCTGAGTTACGGCTTGGAAAAACCATGGATAGGTGACTGATGGAGGCCAAATGTCTGTTTACGCAATAATTGGCTTGATTCTAATGATTTGGGCATTACCTACACTAGTTTTTGCTATCTACAGAAAAGACCGAGCTCAGATAATCCGTGCCAGTAAAGTTACATGCATAGCAGTTCTCATCGTAGCTATTGGATATGTTGGGCGCTGACTGAAAGCCTGAGATATTTGATTTTACTGCTGTAGATAATGGTGTTGTAAACATTAAGGACTTTCAAACTACCGAGGTGGTAGCTTTCGCAAAAGGATGCCCTTTCTCAATCATACCTACCGGTAGCGTTAGAGTGATGAACAGAAGAGTAAAAGTTAACGCCCCATACAAAAAGTCCTGCCTTGCCGCCATAGACATTATGGTCTCAAAACTTTAATCGTTACCCGGCCACAGAGCCGGTTTTTTGTGCCTGTAATCTGGCAAAATCACCGCCCTGCACTATTCTCATATCAGCTGACGTAGAACAGCAAGCCTGCCAAGGCTATGCATGCCTATCTTCTGATAACCCACCTTATACGTGGGTTCTTTTTTACCCATAGATAGCTTTTTCTTCGCCCTGGACTAAAATTGAAAATGGATGGAGTGACTACCTACCAGTACTAAGTAATGTTGATAACCTTGATATTTGCCCGCCGTTAACGCGGGCTTTTTTTTAACTACAAAACTAATGTTACTTAACCCAAATTTTATTTATCAGCTATTGTTAACAAAGGAGTAACACTCCTGTTCCGAACTAAATTTTTTGTGATGATTCACTGGCCCTCTTCGCGAGGGCTTTTTTACTGTACCTGAGTGAACACCCTTGTAGGTTACCTAAGCCGGAACTCATGAAGGTTGTTATTCAAACTCCAACCACAATAACTATATGGCACAGATAGAAAATAAAGAACGATTGGTTTTTCGATCGGTAATAACGATCAATAGTTGCGTTTCGATCGGTAATTACCATTGGAGTCCTAAGGGTATTCAGCGGAAGATTGCATAAATTTCTGAGGGCTAAGAACATTGTGAAAATCATACTGCTTATAGTCATCGTTCTGGCGATTGTTGCTGGGCTGATTTGGTGGGTTATGAAATCGGGTGCCGATGATACGAATGATGATTATTGAGCGAAAAAAAAGCCCGCCGAAGCGGGTTATTTTAAAGCATACAGTCGACTAAATTTTTGAACCGTCGTTAATCATCAAATATCGAAGCAAACCTTCATCTGATGCCTTTCTAGCCGGGTCATTGCTGGCAATCAGGTAAAACGAAGTCGCCAAATCGTAGGGAGCTTTGTCGGCCGATTGGATGGTAAACGTTAATGCTGAAGGGGTAATGGAAGAGCTGCAGGTCATATCCCAATGAGATGCATCTTTCTCAATGGCTTTACAGTTGGTAGGGCCGTAACTATACGACATTTTGCTACTCACAGCTGTAATAGCTTCTTGAACATAGACCGGGTTATTCCCACCGCTATAGCTAGCGAAGGCAATGCCACCCACTAACAACAGTGGCAATCCATACAAAGCTGCGTTCCTTTTTTTCACTTTCAACAACTCCAAAGCAGTATGTGAATTAAGAGTACTCCTAAATACACTGCAAAGAAATGTCAGAAGATTGTAATTTTTTTTACATTATGTTTCTAAATGCAAATTAAACTCCTAATATTTTGTTTACGATAGAGTTTTTAGATTGTTCCGGACTAAATTTTTATCCAGATCCACTAACCTTCCCCGCTAAGCTTTCTTTAAGATTTACCTATTAGCAGGTCAATAGCTTTCCAAAATCTATCCTTGTGGTGCAGATGAACTACCTTTTGGTGCTTTTGCTCCAACTGAGTAATGATTGTTTCAACGCTTACTATCTTACCTTCCTCAAGTACCGTTATAACTGCCTCACCAATTTCCTGCCGTATTTGTGAATATTCTTCATCTGTAAGCATAAGCACCTCGAAATAGTTTTCGTGAGCCTAGCATAGGATGACTTGAAATAGGGCAAATTGGTGTAACTATTCGGCATAGAGAAAAAGTTATGAGGTGGATTCCTCTTTCGATATCGCCGCAAGTTTGTCAGGATCGATGATGGCTTCCAATTCAGTCACTTTTGCCGACAGTTCTTTTATGGCCTGTACAGCCAGTGCAATTACGCCGTTGTATTCCACAGTGTATGAACGTTTCGATTCATCACGCTTGCGGATCAGTTTGGGCACGCTGACAGTTTCAGTCTCGATGGTAGTTTTGCCATCCTCGCCCACAATTTCCTTTTCTACCTTCTGTTCTTCGGTGACGTACTCATCGTTTTCATCGAAAGTCGAACCAATGGCTTCCGGCAACACTTTCATCAAATCCTGAGCTATCACACCCGCTGATGGTGTGCCGTCGGCTTTCCATACAAAGGTAACTCCGTCGATGGCGTTAATTTTATCCAGCGCATTGGAGATCGGCGTGATGAAGTCTTTCTTGTCACGGTCAGACGTTTGCGTCAGGGACACACATTGAATATTACGGGACACGATTAAGTCACCGCTTGCCGTGTGTTGGAAATATTTAATACCGGATTGAACCCCTGTAGCAATAGTTATATCGCCCGAGTTTTCGCCATAGACTCGTGAATAGGGAAGATTGTTACCCTGCCCCGCCATGAACGTGATGAAGAACGGCCAGCCACCACCAGATACCGATGCCCTGAGATTTAACTGCGTTCCTTCAATGGCAACAGTTCCGCTAAACACTGGCGCTGACGTTGGTGCTGCCCCTAATGCCGTGCATGCTGCTGCGGCCGTTTTTGCACCAGTCCCGCCCTGAGCAATGCTCAATGCAGTAGTCAAACCGGCAAGTGAAGTAATATCAGTGTTCGCGCCTTTTGCTGCCTTACCAGCCAATGAATCGCTGAGACTTCCCCAGCTTGGCCCGGTGAATGTCGAAAGATCAGGTCGTGTCACTGTGACTGATGGGTCGCTACTGAATATCTTCTGCCAATTAGCCTTATCCAGATTTAAACCTCGGATAGCTTTTGCAACATCAGCGGCGACCTGAGAAGTAATGCCAACCAGTGTCGCATTCGGTACCGCAGTCCATGCATTACCCGTTGCGGTCGGTCCACCATAAGCAGTGACCAGAGTTAATGCAGTAGCTGAGGTTATTGCTTTGACACCCAGCGTGTACGTCACGCCGCCGACAATAACGACCACGAAATCACCCGCTTTTAAATCCGTGGTAAAGGCGGTACCGGTACCAGTCACGTTTGCTGAATTATTTGTTAATGCGATTGTGCCTGCTGACATGCTTTTCTCCGGGCATAAAAAAACCCGCCGAAGCGGGTATGTTTGAAGTTATGGGGTTATTTATCGCACGTTGTGCTGATGAAGTTCGTCTTACTTACCCAGCGCCAGCCGAAGGGGTCACCTGCTTTGTACTGGGTTTGGCTGGCGACCTTACGTACGCCATAAATCTGCACATTGGTTTCCTGCCCTGCGACCAGAGCAACGCCAGCACAAACGGGCTCCTGCTTTTCAAGCATTCCTGCACAACCGGAAACCATCAAAGCAATGGCAAGAACCATTAAAATATTCTTCATGTTTATGTCCCTATCAACGTAGATGAAAAGACATTAACAATGAAAATTGAGCGGGGATAATTGGTTATATAGATCAATATATTGATATTGATCGTTTATAACGATCGTTCTCGTTATTTATTGATTAATAACGTGAAACATCAATCGCGAATATCTGATCGCGTGAGTTTGAATAGCCGACATTGTGTAGTTCTTCACCAGGCGCATCGCGCTGACCGGCCCTGATGCGAGTAGAAGAACCGTCGTAGTATGCTGAAGTATCAATGGGAGAAGACCACGGGCGTGGCTGAGTGGTGCCCATAACACCCACCACAACACCCACCACTCTGGGCAACACTGCCCATTTTCCACCGACTGTTTTATCAACCAAATAACCGATATCGGTTGTGGATCCTATCGTCCCGTACCCAACCGGTGGATTCATCACCTTAGTTTCATTAGTCAAAATGCACTGCCCCGCAGCATTCCAGATGGCAACTCCCCATTTAGGCAGCGGTTGCGGTATGACGTATCCAAAAATGTAAATGGTGACAGTTCCCGGACTGCCGCCCGTCCCCACCACCTTATAATTTAGGGTATAAGTGGAATCGACCTTTCTAATATAGAACAGCACATTACCCACTGTTGCATGGCAGCCGATTATGAAAGGCGACGAAGAATTTACCGGAAGAGTGTATGAACCGGCTGCAGAAGGGTTCAAAACTATTTTCTGTACCAGAGACATTGGCGTCGTATCAGGTGTTACCCACGGATTACCATACTGATCTGAAATTAACGCTCCCCAATTTGCCATTATGCTTTTACCAAATAAATGATTAACCAACATTCATCAGCGGTATATGTCCCGGCTGAGTAGTCGCCATTCGCATCACTGATCGATATCGTTCCGCCTGACCCCGTAATTTTCCGGCGTGACCCGGAATAAGCATCCCCTGTTATTGGGGACTGGATTGCTTCAACACGAAACCCTGACGGGACGGTATAGGAGTACGTGCCGGAAACCTGCCCGGCACTTAAATACACGGTTGCCACAACCAACACCGGCACGATACCGGTGTTATTAGGGTTGCCGCTTGCATCCCACGTTTGGATCCCCCAGTTAGCCATTACCAGACCCCCGTAATTAGACCGACTTGCACGCGAAGCACTCCGTTATCATCCTTGGTGCTGATCGTGGTATTCGTCTGTTTCATTGCACCAGCCCCGCCAGCATTCCCAAGGTTGATAAACGTACCGGATTTACTTAATTGCCAGCCCTGCGTTGAACCGTCAAAGTTATTCGACTGTATGAAGTTACCGATCTTCGCATTGGTAATCGTCCCGTCCTGGATAAAGGCATCGCTGATAAACACCTGCCCGTTAATCACGGCGAAGGGTGAATACTGCGTATCCCCAGAACCTGACATCAGCACAAACTGATTCGCATTAAAGCCAACACGCGTCACCACCGGCTGACCAGCCTGCGCCAGCACGGCAATCGACATACCGGCGTTGTACATGACGCCACCGATCCGCACGCCTGTTTTCAGGGTGTAAATAGCTGAAGCACCACTGGCATCAACCACGGCCGTTAGTTTGTCCTCGAGCGCCGCAGTCACGTCACCAATCTGCGCCTGCACCTGAGTCGTCAGATCCGCCATCGCCTGATCGACATCAGCGATAGTCGTTTTCACCGTTAAAATATCAGCGCGCACCTCACCGTTCTGGGCGAACTGGTGATCAACGGTTGAGTTGAGGTTCAGAGCATTTTGCAGAATGGCATCTATGTTGGTTTCAATGTCACTCGTCAGTCGGTCACCGTCGGCTGAGTTCAGGAAGTCATCAGCGATATCGCCCAGATAATCATCGGCATTATCGTTTGCCATGCCCCTTAGCCAGTCGGTATAACCCGATTCATTGCCGATTCTGTCTACAAGCTGCGCACGATACCAAAACACCTGGCCAGCCTTAAGACCTAGCTGCGTGTAGGTAGACTGTGGATAGGGAACATCGGTAAGGAGCAAAGGGTTTGATTGGTCTGAATTTGCCGTGTATTGAATTTCCGTTTTCATAGTATCTGCAGAGTTTTCTGGAAATCCCCATTTAAGCTCAATTCCCCAATTTATACCTATGGCCGAAAAGCCAACTGGTTTGCCTGGCATTCCCACCTTTCCAGTCAACGTTGTAAGTACTGAGTAGCCCCATGCAGATGAGATTTCGGCTGCGTTTATGGCACGAACTCGAACGAGATAGTTACCGGCATAAATCCCAGATACGTCGAATGAGTTAGTAGAAGAACGGGCAACAGATATCCAGTTACCGTCGTCTTTACGCCACTGAGCCTCATAGGCGATGGCACCAGTAGCATTGTCCCATGTGGCGTGCAACGTGGCCACGGAAAGGCCTTGTATTACAGTCGAAGTATTTCTGACAATGATATTTGCTGGCACGGCCTGCGTTCCGGCAGGGACAACACTGATCGGGCGGTCGTCAATCACAGCACCTGTATCGATACGATCGTATTTATCAGGGTCGTGATACATGGCGGTGATGGTGAAAGTGTTGTCGTTATTGTCTTTACGCCCTACAACGCGATATTGCTGCACGTAAAGCGTATCGGACTCAACAACCCAGACTGATTCTGCCTGCGGCGTTTCCCCGAATGCCGTTGTTACCGTGACGATTTTTCCACTGACTGACTGGATTGTCCGGCTCTGCGAGGCACCAGATGGCAGATTTACCATGAGGCGATCACCGGCAACAGCATCCGCCACACGATCAAGGGTTATTGCCCTGCCGTTTACCGAACTGATACGTCCGCCAGTCACTTTTCCGGAAAGAAGCTCGTCGGCCACACCTATGATGTAGCCGGGCAGCGGGATCATGCCATCAAGCCCAACACTGAAAGACACCATTCTGTCTTTGTTATTGGTCAGTATTCCCCAGCGGCCTTTCCTATTTGCCTCCGACTGGCGCGTGCAGCCAATCGCTGTCAGCTCGAGCTGATTGAAGCCGTAACGCGTTACCAAATCCTGCTCGAACACAGGCTCCATTGCGTCGCTGTAAGCGTTGTCTGGATCGGACCATGAAACCAGTGCTGTCGTATAACGCGCTTTGGTCGTGCTGCTTGAGTACGTAAAACGCCCGTCAATTACATTCGCGCGCGTGTAGTTATAATCGATATCCCGAGGCATATCCGCCAGAGCGATCAGCTGATTATTACCCCAGTAAGTCATTCCACGGAAAATGGCGGCAAAATCGCGGATAACGTTGAACGCGCTGTTCCGGTCCTGCACGTACACATTGCAGATATAACGCGGTTCAGTTCCACTTCCCCCGCGGCCGTCCGGCACCATCTGATCGCAGTATTGCGAGACGCGGTAAAGTTCCCACTTATCGATATTGTCAGCAGTGAGCCGCTGGCCGAGACCAAAGCGGTTATTCACGACGATATCGTAGAAAATCCACGTCGGGTTATCGGTCCACGCCCATTTAAACGTTCCATCCCAGGTGCCTGAATAAGACCGGGTGACAGGGTCGTAAGTTGTCGGAACGCGAACCACGCGCCCTTTTGGCTCGCATGAAATCTGAGGGATAGAGCCGTTGAACTGGCTGGAGTCGAATTCGATGTAGAGCAGTGCGGTATTTGGGTACCGGAGTTTTGCGTCGATGACTTCGGTATAGCTCTCGATGGTCATCTTATCGCCGATCAGTGAGCTGGTGGAATCCGCGGTCAGGCGTCGTACGCGCAACGTCCACGTTGATGCTGACTGTGGCAGATCAATGCGGCGGCTGCGCTCGTAGCCGGTAGTGGTTTTACCACTGACGGATTCGGTCAAAATATTCTGCCAGGTGCCACCATCCACCTGCAGGTCGATCGCGTACTGAACCGTAAAGCCGTTAATGTCCCCTGAACTCGATTGCTGGTACAAAGCTGGCCATTTCAAACGCACGCGCGCGGCAGAGAGCTGCGAGTTACTGAAGGTGTGAGTCCAAGGCTTAACCGTCGTTATTTCGGTACTGACGCTGATCTCGTTTTCGGTGCCGGGAACGCCCTGAATGTAGGTCTGATCCTGAGTACCTGAACGAAACTCCCACGCAACGCCGCTGAAGTTGCTGCTGCCGTCGGCGTTGGTGATGGCCGTACCGTCGAGAAAGATGCTGGTACCATCCAGTTCTCCACCGAGTTCTCCCTCGGCCAGTGCCAGCAGAACCTTTGCTTTAGCAACTGACTGCAGATCATCTGGCGCTTCAGTGGGTGTTCTAGGGGAAGAACTGCCGCCTTTGCGGCCTTTGATTGCGGTAGCTGTTGTCATGTTGCGCCCATAAAAAAAGGCACCTTGACGGGTGCCTGATTGAGAGAGAAAGCTTACTGCTGATCTTCAGCGTAGATGCCAGCTGAGATAATCGCCCCGCCGATGCGCCGCTTGCCGTAAAGAAGCGGTACCGGATTACCTTGAGCGGTGGTATTAGTCACGCCGCCGAACGCGTAGGAGGCTTTGTTATCGGCGTCCTGTTTACTCGCTAGGCCGCCAGCCTGCGGGGAAAGCATTTGGATGACGCCGCCCAGTGTCATTGAAATGCCAACAGCACCAACCACTCCCCAGGCACCGCCGGCTGCGATTCCTGCGATCCCACCAGTGAAAAATGTTGCTGCCGCTATGAGCGCGACACCCAAGATTGTTTGAAATAAACCCGCCTGCTTACTGCCAATAACAACGGGCATGATGTAAATGTCTTCAGTCCCTTTATCCATTTCCAGTTCATCAAGCTGTAAGTTTCTTTTTCCACTAAAAACAGCGTACGTTATGCCTCGGCGGTTACTGCTGTTCATGTATTTCTCAAAGCCATTATAATTCGCTTTTAAAGCCTTAATCGCTTCAACTGGATGCTGTATTGCAAAGCGGTGCTTCTTTCCATAAAGCTTTCCTAAAACCCCGCCGAGTCGAACATTGCGGAGTGGTGTTGTATTTAGAGAGTTAGACATTTATTTCTCCATAAATGAAAAAAGCCGCAATTAAGCGGCTTCATAATTTTACCTTGAGGTTAGATACAGTGTTTTATGACATCAACTCTTGCATCCGTTCGGTACGAAAAAACCCCTGACTTATGGTAGAACTTGATATCCGTTCCCGAAGAAATGGGGTTTATATCAGCAACTTCAACGTTACCAGCAGACAACACAGAGAAACCTTCGCCAAGAGGCTGCAAATATACATCACCGTATCTTGCGCTTTTCTCTTGCCAACCAGAAAGAATACACTGTGAAACTTGTTGCGTTGATTTACTGGTAGTTGTCGAAAATGCAGGCTCACCTTGCCGCATCTCACTTACTGAAGCACACCCCGCCAGCCCGAGCGCCAGTAAAAGCGTAGCAACCCTTTCGCATGTCACCATGTATGATTTTCTCAATGTATTAATGCCGTTACTTTGATTTTAGTAGGAAATTATCAACAAGACCCTTTAGTTGCTCATCAGAGTACTCATGGCAATGCAATAAAGCATCTTTGCTAAGTCCCTGATAGGTGAGCTCTGCGATTTTGTAATTTTCTGGAGCAGAATTACCAGGTCTTACTGGCTTAGAAATTCGTGCGGATTGTTCGATAACCTCAGTAGAATTATCACCTAATCCCTTGCCGAGATGACCATTTCCGCGGCACAACCCTTGTAAATAAAACTCCGAGGATTGAGCGTTTTGAGTGCTATCTTGTGCGAATGCAGCTCCTTGAGTAAGGCTTGTAGCGAGCACTAATCCGAGAAATAAACAAACTTTCATTTCTGTTTCTCCATGACTTTCAAGAAAGAGTAAAAGATTTCGTTCGTGCAATCATCACAGACAACTTTAGCTTTTTCCACACTTCGACATGTACGTTTGCAGCGCTAGTTGCTGTTCCTCTGATGAGTCAGAACTGATTAATACCCAAGGGTCTGATGATCCCCGTAAGACTCCAAATGCAGGCAGTAACCATCTTGTTTTAATCGTGACGTGTATATAGAAAGGGTTGTAACCATTATATGCACCGAAGGAGTTTTTGGCATTAAGCTGTCCACAGACATAGCCGCTCACCCCGTCGCCTGGCATTTTTTTCATCCTTGTGAAAAAAAACATCCCTGAATAACGGACTTGTTGGATCTTTAAGGTTTTGCGAAATTTCATTTTGTCCGTAAGCAATAACCTTTTCGTCACTTTCATTGCAACCGGCAAGCCCGAGCGCCAGCACTGCTATGAGTAGTTTTCTCATTACTTTCTCGTCATTTGAAAATTAGATAAATTACGCTTATAACTATCATCGCTCGACCAAGACAATCAATTTTATCTAATCTCACAGAAGCCGTATCTATTTTAGTCGAAAGGGATTTCAACGTATTCTTCGCAGCTTTACGAACTTCTGTTCCTTCATCAAATTGATTATATCTATCAAATGCATTGCTCAGCGTGTCTATTAGGTTTTTATAAGACTCTCTTTGGACGTCATTTGATGATTTTGTTATGTAATGAACCATCCAAAGACCAATAACAACAAGAACCCCCTCCCAAAAGCCACTGGTTTTCGCTAAAGCACCTACAGCAATTAGTGAGCCAGGGATGGTAAACGCCTTGCTTTGACTCGATGAAATAAAATCATTGATTTTAGTAGTATACTCAAGGTTTTTGGATTCTATTTCAGAAAGAATTTTGTTAACTGAGAATCTTTTAGTGTACAGATCTAGCAAGTCGTTATAACGATTGTAAACTCTTTCACCATACTTAACGATCGAATCAATGCTGCTATCATCATTAACGAAATCACTTACTGCCTTTCGCAAAATAGCCTTTCTCTCGCTTGATTGAGCATCATCAAGATTGATGACACTTACCAACTTATTTGCACTATCTAAAGAAATCGCGCTATAAGGGATTTTTTTAACCCGAACTAAATTATCATGGAGCTCTACAACGACTTCTTTACCTCCATCATCATCCGGCAAATACCAAATACTTTTATTATCAAGAGGATGATTTGAAATATTTGATAAAACCTTTCTCCAACAGATAAATTGCCTCATGCAATCCACTTCAGGAAAAACATCAAAAGAACTAATTTTTTCACGTATTAAGAAAAAATCATCTGGAACTCTGGCAAGGCTACAACTTTTTCGCCATAGAGATTCTATCGAAACAAAAAGAAGTGAGTCTTCGTTAAAACTCCCATTCCCTATTTTAAATACTATATTATTATCAGATGTATTTACCTCTGATATTATTCCAAATTTTTTCAATTGTGAAACGAAAGAACTCACATCGCCATCAACTACTTCTATAGATGCATATCCCTCGGCGACTTCAATTGAGGACTGTTGAAGTTTTTGTGTAAAATCTTTAAATTCTACGCTCGTATTCATATGCCCTCCTTAACGTGAGTCACTCGCTAAAAATATCATTCATTTTTTCAACATCAATATCGGAAAGCTTTATTATGAGAACCCCCTGTTCTTTTTTATAAATAGCTTTAGCTTCAGAGTCATTATCGGTGCCAATAGCTTTAACAGATATACTGCAAGCGTAATCTTTATCCACATCAGACAAAATCACCTTGCCAAATTTCTTTTCTGAATTTATGCTTGGTTCGAAAAACTCATCTATTTTATACTCACCCAACAATGCAAATTGAGTGAATTTATTTTGAGCAGGAGAATCCTCTACAAGAACCTTGTCTATCGTTTTACTGATATCAGCTAAGGAAATTTTATTATTAGTCTTACTCTTTGCCTTTTCATGCATTAATTGCTTAACAGCATCAAGAATTTTTACCTTCTCAATCGGAGTTAACTTCATATGAACAGAAAATTCCTTAACTGCCTTTTCTGCTTCTTCAACACTACGGTTGTTATCAAGGTCTTCTTCACAACCAATAGCTTTCTTAAAGAAATTACTATTAGACTTCCCTGTTATAAACTGCAGGTATGTTTCATTCATATTGTTAGGATATGAAACATCGAAAAGAGTCAAATCAACTAAAACCGCTTGCCTGAGTGCGTCCATATCAATAGAGGGTAGTTTTTTAGGTACTAGATTTTCATCAAAGTTGAAAACACTATTATTGTCTACCATGATCACAAAGAGCCTACCCATGCTCTCTGTTTCATCTTCTGTATGATAATGTATAAAAACGATAGAACCGCCAGCTGGTTTTTTCCCGTTAAGCGCCGCCTGATTCTTGATATTTTGCATAAAGTATTCAACAAAAACCTTAAAATCAATTCCTGCATTAATATAATTTTTCAATGCAGTAGCGGTACTGTTTGCTAGATTATTTTTAGTAATAAAACCATGACTTTTACGTTTTAATTTAAACTTTCTTTCAGCCTGTAAAATGAAAGAACGAACATCCTCTACATCTAACCCCCACACTTCACCGGTGGTAGCTTTAAACGTAGTACCATGCTCGCCGGATACTACATCTAACCTTGCAGTAATTGCATTATGTGGGCTGTAAACGATAGATTCTTGCTCTAAAGAAACATCATAGCCGCATACACAAGAAGCAAGTGCCGGGTCAAAATCAATATCGCGACCACATGACTTACAAACGTCAGGGGTAGTACTGTCCATGTAAAATCCTTCATACGGTTAAACAAAATGTAAAGATTGCTTATTATTACCTTATGATAGACAGTTTTAAATGAAACGTATTCATGTAATTAAATACAGCACCACATAAACACTGTATATAAAAACAGTATCACCAATAATAGTTTCCAACAAATAGCTTTAACCTATCAATCATGAAAGGTTGCCGAGTCTTTAAGAACGTGTCTGAGGATTTTTACCGTACGTTCTCGCCAATACCCCCCATACGGCACTCTCTGACTCAACCGGCCGTACATGTGATGCAAGAGCATGTTGCCTTTGAGCAAGACCCCAGCGTGATTCCACTTCTCCGACTGAACCTGCATGATCACCAAATCCCCTGCAGCTGGCGCGCCGGAGAACTCCCGGAAACCGCATTCGTACCAGCAATCCTGATAGAAATTATCCTGATACTGTTTTTCCCACCACGGATAATCGACACGGTAATCGTTCAACTCAATGCCGTGCGTCTGCAGGAAATAGCTCATCACCAAACCCCAGCAGTCTGTATGTCCAAGCACGAACGGGCGTTCGAGTAACGGCAGTTCGCCACGTGGATGAATGGTGCGCAAATCCCCCTCCGGCCAGCTGACGATGTGCCAGGGCAATTCAGTGGCGTCACATTGGGCCTTGTCCAGCTCGCTCGGCTGCGTCGTTGCGTCTGGGTGGCTGTGGACTACTGCTATCACCGTTCCCCAGTCCTCCGCGCCAGCATAGCCCTGCGGATCGAGATGGAAATGCTCGGTCGGCTCAGCAGCCAGATTTCGGCATGGGAAGTATTTAATGACTCGCGATTTCTGCGCCAATACGCCGCAGCACTCCCTCGGATACTCTGCCTCAGCATGTGCCATGATGGCCTGAATCTGTTTATCGTCCATCGCGTTAACTCTTCAGTAAGCTGGTGCCGGGGAAACCGCCGAAGTCGAGTTCATTGTCTGCACCAAACCGGCATTTACAGCCGGACAGTGAGCCGGGGCAAACATCCTTTGATGGGTCATCAACCGGGTTGTTGAATTTGTCGAAATAGGCGGTACCAGAATATGAACAGCCGTTACCCGTCCGGTACCAGCCATTTATCGCCCACGTACAGATGGCGTGGATCTGGCGCTTGGGCAGCATTACCCCCTGCAGGTCCATCGGACTACTGAGGGTGAATTCGACAAGCTGATTGTTTTCCTGGCTCTTACTGTCGATATAGAAAACGCTGAGTTTTTCCTGTGTCGGGTCTGCAGTCGAATTCCCATCAGTAAAATTTCTCGCGTCCAGATAATGCTTCAGCGTGTCATGGATGATGACCTTTGCCTGCAGCATGTCGTCATAGGCCAGACACAGTGCTGTAATGCTGCTATTCAGGTTAGCGACCGTGAGCTTGGGCTGCGCTGATGAACCATCCGTTGAATCTTCAAGCCCTTCAATCTGTGTCGGCCACGCAGAATACTCCAGCCCTTGCCACCAGACAGATTTCGGCGGCAACTTCGATTCATCACCACCTGCAGCGGCAATTTCTTCCGGCGTGTGTGGCAGCGTTTCATTGTGAAAGCGCAGAATATCTGCGCCAAATGCAGATCCATCAACTTCGAAAAGGCGTAGCTTGTCGCCCGGCTCCAGCTTCTGGACGTCAGAATTCATGACCATGTGATTGCCTGCTATCAGACCGAATAAGCCTGCTCAAAAGTGAAAGAAACGCTCATTGTCGCGCCGCCTATTGGCATCGCTTTGATGGAGTCAGCCGTAACGCGGTAAAGCCCGGCTACACCATAGGGGGGCGTCCAGACACATGACTTAATGACGTGCGCACGAACGAAGGCGAGGATAGGTTTCATATCCTTTTCTCTCCCCTGAAAAGTGAGCGGCCACGTCTGGGTTTCGGGGTTGATGCCATCTCCGGCAACCTGTTTATACCCGTCGCCAAACTGAGTGCTACACACGCGCCAGTCATAAGCCCCCTCAGGTGTTCCCTGCACGCGCCAGCTGAACGTTTCGAGTTCCATAATTTCCTCAATAAAAAACCGCCCGTAGGCGGTTAACGTGAGTTGTTTGCGTTGTAGATGAGACCACCGGGACGCAAAGCTTTCGCAATCCCATCGCGAACAGACTGGTCGATCACCTGCTGGTAAGCTTTACCAATGGCGTCACTGTTGCCCGACGTCTGCTGCTGATTGTTGCCGGTCTGAACCACAACGGACGTCTGCACAACCGTAGAGTTGGATTGACCACCGGACAGGCCAAACATACCGGCATTTCCGCCAACCAGACCGCCGTCTGCATACCCCCTCATCATGGAATACAGGTTATCGACGCCTATCCTGCTGGTAGCCTCCTTGGTCATGACGAATTCGCCGCGATGAACGATACCGGCTGGCGCGAACTTATCGCCTTCGCCGGTATAGCCACCGGAATCAAAAGATAGCCCGTTGTAGGCACCCGATGAAAACGAACTGTTAGAGGCTGCCGTAGCGGTACCTGAACCGGCCGAGAACGAACTGCTGATCCAGCCCATGGCCGCCTGTACAGCTTGAGCAATGAGCAGTTTATTGATGATCTCAACAATGCTGGTCAGGAATGACTTCGCAAAATCCTTCACATTAGCTTTGCCGGTTGTTGCCAGCGTACTCATCATTGAGGACATATCACTGAGCGTGGTTTGCGCCAGCTGTCCGGTCGCAGTGAACACGTCACTGGCGTTTTCACCAAACTGGGCAATTCCCTGATTCATGCCTGCCAGCCAGTCCCCCTGATTGGCATCTTCCTGATCCCATCCTGAACGCAAAGCCTCTTTAGCCCGGTTGTATTCTTCCGTAACTTTTGAAAGTGCCGCCGGATCAGTGATGCCGTCAGTCTGCTTACGGAACGTGTTGTTGAGCTGCGTTTCCTGATCGACTCGCCCGGTCTGCTTCGTGGTGAGTCCAAATTTTTCCTGAGTCTGAGCGTTCTTGCTGACAATAGACGTGGTGTAGTCCTGCATCTGCTTGAGCGCCTTCACCGCCTTCTCGCGCTGTACGTTCTCGCGAGACAGCTGCGCCTCAAGCTGCAGGCTGGCCGTTATTTCCCCTGCGCGCGCCAGCAGAGACTTCTGATCGGCGGTCAGGATGGTTTTTCTTTTCAGGTCAGCGATTTGCTGAGTGAACTTCGAGAGTTGTTGCTCCTGACTGGTCAGCGTGGTGCTGGCCGACACTTGGTCTTTCAATGCTGCCAGTCGCTGCTGGCTCGCCAGCAGTTCCCGGGTACCTGCATCATCCTGATAGGCTTTGGTGACGCCTTTAGGTATTTTTGGATCTTTGTACTGGTTTTCAATACCCGCTCTTGCCTTTGCGATTTGCGCATCGGTGAATAACTGAACCTTGGCATCCTCTGCGTGGGCTTTTTTGTTGGACTCTATCCACTTGGATAAATCTTTTTCTACAGCAAGCCGCTTTTCTGCTGGCGTTAATCCCTCCTTGATTAACTTGTTTAGCCCTTGCTGAGCATCAATTGCATCTTGGTCAACTTTGGCAGTATTCGTTTTCTTTTGCTGCACGGCATCCAGCGCTGCTAACTCTTTTTTAGCGGCATCCAGATCAGCATCTGAAAGGCTTGGTGTTCCTCCTTTATATCTTCGCGGGTCGTTCTCTGCTGATTTAATTTTCAGCGTAAGCTTAGCCCTGCGTTCAGCATCTGATGGCTCACGCCCCAGCCCCATGATGCCATCCCACATTTTCGAAGCACTTTTACCCACCTCATCAAAGAAGGATGGCAGAGTTCCCATGGACTCTTTGATCTCTTTAGCGCGACGCTCCATTGCTCCGCTCAAAGCATCTGTGGCGGCAGTAACGGCACCAGCTTTATCACCTTCTTCCTGCAATGCGGAAATGTGCTGGTATTGTGCGGCAGTGAGATAGTGGAGGTTTTTAGTTAGAGCAAGTGAACCGCCAGAAGGGTCATCCGAAAGTTGAGCAAACTGCTTGACCAGGTCATCAATAGACTGCCCCGAGTAATGGCTAAACTCGACAATTGCAGCCGTAGCTTCCTTGAAGTTAACGGCAGAGCTTACTCCAGCCCCTGCCAGCTTACTAAGCACTTCAGAGGCTTCACCTACCGTGCCGACACTCTTACCCACAGAGTCGGCCATATTGGCAAGTTGTTTTGCAGTAAAGCCAGAATACTCGCCAGTTAAAATAACTGACTTGTTAAAAGCGCTGCTCTCTTTCTCGGCGGTTTCATAGACCTTATAGAGACCAATCAGAGCAGCGGTAGCCGCGCCAATTGTTCCGCCAATCGCTAACCCTTTTAGGCTGAATAACTGATCAATCAATCCTGACCGATTAGCCAGCGTGATTGATGAGCCTCGCAATGCCCCGAGGTTGCCGCGGGCCAGCTCGCCCAGCATGACACCCAGCTCACGACGGGCAGCAGAACTTTGCAAGCTGAAAGAATGGACCGCCTCTTCTGCAGAATTAATTTTCTTGATGTAAACATCAGCTGCAGAGCCAACACCAAGCTGAGCTGCTTTGTATTGCAGTAATTCCTGCTTAGAAAGGTTTTGGATGGCGACTTGCTCTTTCAACTTCCGAAGGAAGCCCTCCCTCGCAGCAGTTGCAGCCTTGTCTTGTTGCGCTGCCGCTGCAGCCGCACGCCCCTCAGTAGTTCTAGCATCAGCCGTGCGGCCCAGCTCCTCGCGCGTCTGCTGGATAGTGCGTGTCGCGTCGCGAAACGTATCAGTGTCTACCAATCCTTTGGCATTGAAACGCGACAGTTGCTGCTCCATGTTGTCGAGCTTTTCGAATGCTGCCGTTACCGGGTTGATCTGGGTCAGCAGCGTGCGCAACTCCTGCTGCTGCTGAGCGGTCGCCTGTGCCGCCCCCTTAATACTGGTTTCGTTTTGCTTCAGCGCTTCGCTAAATCGCCGCACACGCTGGTGCGTGTCCTCCACTTCGCGTGCAACTTCAGCAGAAACTTTTGCGGCTCCTTTACCGCTGGTGCCGAAATTATCGGCGCCCTTTGCTGCGACGGCCGCCGCCTCAGCAAATTTATCCAGCTCGTTACTGCCACGCTCAACGTCGGACGTATTGACCCGGAGCGAAATCGTTGCAATGTCACCGGACATTACGCCCCCTTATGCATGAGTGTCAGCGCCGTTCTTTCCATTATGCGGATGTCATGCAGCGCGGTTGCTTCGTCGTCTATTCCGTGAGTACGCATCAGCCAGGGCAGACAGTTGTAATCCAAACCTGTCGCCCCACTCATACCCACTCGCCACTGTGTGCTGGCCGCCTGAAAGACGTCGAAGGCAGGCCAAACGTCAGGCCAGACATCGATAATGACCTGTTCGAAGTCATCGGCTGTCAGCCCCATACCGGCCAGGTCTTCAGCAGTGGGATCAGGCGTATAGAACGCCGAGGCAACCGCTATTAGTTTTTTTCGCGATTACCCAGCAGTTCGGCGTAATACGCTTTCATGATCGCCTCACCGGCGCGCGGATAGTTATCCAGCAGGATTTCAACGTTTTCCTGATTGAACTCGTCAGGGAGCGCCCAGCCTTCAGTGATATCAAGCAGGAACTGAGAGATGTGCTTACCCTCGACCTTTTCCAGAACCGCCAGCTCTTTGATCGGACGATGCTTAAACGTAAAGGTCACAATCCCTGGCTCGTCGCCTGGCACGGGAATAGTTACATCGGCTTTAAACGTTGGGTTTGGTTTTAATTTGAATTTAGCTGCCATGGTGGCCTCGGTAAATGAGTGAAGAAAAAGCCCGTTGCCGGGCTCAAATTAGAAGGTCTATCAGCTGGAAGGCTCCGACGCGGTGTCTTTGTAGAACGTCATGTCGCGAGACTGCACTGCAAAGGCTGCCTGAACGGTTTCGACGGCGTTCACAGCTGTAGTTGGCTGCGGGTCGAAGGATGGGATGCCTGACCAGTAGCGCATTTCTTTGGCCTTCGGCACGTACATGCGCAGTGGCAGCGTGTCCCCACTGCGGTCACCCGCCGTAAGCACGCCGTAGATTGGAAGGGTTGAATCATGCGCCAGCGTGAAGGTCTGCGTTTTCGCCGCTTTGTAGGTTGCCAGGTTGCGCTGGCGGTCATCGGACAGGAACTGAATCTGCACATACTGCTGATCACCGCCGCTGGATGCGACTTCAGTAATCTGTGGGATCTCAGTCCACTCGATTACTTTGCGAAGTGAGCCAATGCCAGCGCCAGCTGCAAAGAAATTGGTGTCTGAGGTATTCAGCACATCAATGGTGATCGATGTAGCTGTCTGGCTTGAAACACGGGCAACCAGGTTATCAATAAGACCCCAGCCGGATGAAATCAAAACAACATCATCAACAGCCAGTCCGTGACCAGTGGCAACGGTGAATACCGCTCCGTCTGCGTTTGTTACTGCAGTTGCTGACACTGCGGCAGCGAGTTTTGACCCGACGAATACAGTCGCGCCGTTAGGCAATGCAAAGCCCATGGGAATTCTCCATTAAGAGGGATTTTAAACCGCCAGCAGGCGGCGCTTATGATATGTCAGCGCGATAAGACATGCTGACGGGGATGGTGTAAGAGGTGTCGGAAGAAATGCCTGCAAAAGCGCTGGGGACGCTGTTGATGAAACAAGTCAAAACGCCGTCACTCATCTCCTGATTCTCAGGGAATAGCTGGATCAGTTGTTCGGCGATGAGACCACCTGCCGATTTTCCGGTACCGGCGGGCGCGATAACGTTAATCTGGTAGACGCCGCGAATCACTTTGGCTTGTCGGCTGAGGTCGATCGCAGTCGTCGTCGCAGGCATGACGTGGGATTGAAGATAGATACCATCGGGAGGACTGAACCCGATATTGTCAAAAGCGACCTGCAGCCCCTGCGCTTCAGCCCACTCGCTCAGTCGCGTCTCAAGAAGCTGCGTTATGGCCTGTTGGCTCATGGCCCCACCTCCTGCACTGATTCAGTAAAGAAACGCTGAAACTCTTCAGCAGTGATCCGCACCATGCCACCGGGTGCCTGTCTCGAATGGCCGAACTCCAGTGGATACGCATAAGGCACGTTGTTGCAGAAGTAGATGGATTTGGTGCCGACCTTAAACGATGCCATGACCAGGCCACCGGCCGCTTTTGTCGCCCCACCACTTTTATCGATGACACCCGTTTCTCCGGTTGCTGGCGCATCCAGTGATACCTGCCAGTTCCCGCGAAAACGGCCGCCGGTATAACCGGGCGGGGCTTTCACATCCATGCCGTCACTGATTCGCGCCTTGCGCTTCAGGCGTCCGGTTTTAGTCACGTTAGCAGAGTCGTACTTTAGGGCTTCGTTATAGTCGAACACCTCTTTGTTGTAGGCCACCGCAGTCTGGTTCACTGCCCACACTTCGGGATTTCCCACCGGAGACATGTCGACGAGACGGGCGAGGATTTTTATACCGGTCGCGCGGATCACTTCTTCCTGGTTGGATTTGGCCGTCGCGACGAAGGCGTTGATCGAGGTCATGAACGAATCGTTATCAGCCATGGTTACGCCCTCAGCTGGGCTTTATAACAAATCAGCGTCGCCGCAGGTTTTACAGGCCCCGGCAAAACTACGCGGAACTTTTTGCCGTCCACCTCGATCCGGTCATCAGTCCTGATTTCGACGTCATACGTCGCTGTCAGTTTGACGTCACCATTCTGGATCCGCGACCCGTCGATTTCTCCCGGCGCATAAGCAGTAATGACCCCGACCGGCTTCGCCGTTTCAACAGGCGTGGTGACTTCTTTGCCTGCCACCATTTTCACGGAGCCGCCACGCGTAAGCAGATACTCCTGGCCGTTCTCAGTCAGCAAACGTGTTGCTGTCGCACGCATACGCAGATAGTTGATTGCCATGTCATCCCCGCATTACGTCAAAGTTGACGGATGATGACGCGCCAGTCAGCCCGCGCAATAATCCTGAAAGCCAGCTGAAATAAGGCGTTGAAGTGCTGCTGCCTTCTGCATATGACACGCTGACCGCCCCGACGACTGTTTCCTGAGTCACCTCGCCGCCGCCGGAGAACGTGGGGGAAAGGTCAACAGTCTGCGCCTCGACTGCCAGCCGACATTGAGCCTGATTAAGCTTTCCCGGAATACCTGTAATTGGTTCACCGTTCAGGTTTATGCCGGTGCGCGGCCATGCCAATGGCTGATTTGGTTCAGCAGGCTTTCCACGCCAGACAAGCCCCTCGAGGTAATCCATCGCGTGAATAAGCAACGTCTCGATTTCTTCGTCGGTTTCCGGCAATGAATAACCGCGAGATGAGGCAAAGCTCTTTAACTCTATGACGCTCGCATAGCTATTAAAATCCGGTGACCTCGGGTCGTTGATAATCATTGATGAAGCCTCCACGCTTTTCTGCGTTCAGTGCGAGGTTTGTTGTCAGGGTGCTTTTCCACGCTGGCTTCATCAAGATGATCAACCAGCGAGTAGCATGGATAAATGACTGCACCTCCGTAAGCGTCACCGACCGCGTAATCTGCTGCCTTAGCGAAGTCCCAGCGGCTCAGGATTTTATCAATAGCCTGTTTAGGTGGGCTGTAACAGACCCCGTGAAGCAGTCGAGGTAACGTGACAAAGTCTGAGCGTTCTTTATCAGCGTTAATCAGTTTTCCTGCGATTGCCATTTGATATTGTGGAGGTCGCCCGGTACCCAGATAGAAGCTAATGAGGTCATCAGGAAAGCGTTCAAGCCAGCCACAAACAGATTCAGTGAAGCCAGAAACAGGGATCGCATCATCCTCAATGACAACAACGCGCTGATCCTGGTCAGCTGCCCACTCCATGGCGCGCCGGTGATTCCAGTTAGCGCCGCGGTCTTGGTCATCAATCAGCAGGTGAGCATCGAGCAGGTGCGCAAGATGGCATGCCTGTTGACGCCGGGAATGATGGCCGACCACCACAACCTTTATTTGTGCTTCCACCAGGCGAACTCCTTACCCATACCATCATCAGATTTGAAGACTGTGTGAACCTTTGGCCCCGTAACAACGCGGTCACCGAATGACTTTGCAGCCATGCCAAACGCGCCCATATCAACCGCGGTCGCTGGCGCTGTTTCCATCTTCCAGAACCGCTGGCTCTCAATGCGGTAATGCAGCCTTACGATCCGGTGAGCAAACTCCATCACGTCATCACGCGAGCCGCCGAGGAGACCGGCGTTAAGCAGTGGCTCATCGCGATACTGATCAATGAACTCGCCATATGCTCGACCGTGGTGATTGGCCTTCATCCATCCGTCAGCGTAAGTCTTATGCTCAGAGCCAACATATATCTTGCCGGAAGCCATCTCAGCCCAAGGTTCACGCAACATCTCGACGTCAGTCCCATCCGTACACCACACGAACCGGTATTCAGGATGCGCTCTGAGGTGCTGATAGATGTGAACCCAGCGGGCAAAGTACGGGCTCATCTGAACCGCGGGCACCATAACCAAAGAAGCGCCAGCAGGTGCAACACTGAGCTGGTCGGCCAGTACCACAGCGTCAGCGCCGCGAATCGAAGACGACCAAGCAGAAAGAACTGATTCATCTGGCTTCATTGCAGCTGCACGTTGGGGATCTGGCTGGCTGGTCAGCAGGGTCGTAATGACCACGTCACGCTCACGCCGATAAGGGGCAAAGCCGGTATAGCCACTGTCCCGCCTGTTGTTGTAAATCCCTACATTGCGCTTTACCAGCGTCTCACGGTCAGGCCGTGGAACAGACCGCTCGACCGTCATGTGCTCATCGAGGGAATGGATCAGCTTTTCCGAACCAGTCACATCAGCAAACGCCCACGTCGACAGGCCAGCGTTATGGATGCGCAGCGCCAGATCGGGATGCTCGTACATGCCACGACCATAAACCGGGTCAAAGCCGCCGACCTTCTCAATCGCGGTGCGGTGGTAATACAGCATCACCCCGCGCTGGCCGGTGTAAGCAACATGCTGCTCATCGCGATACAGCACCGCCATATCTTTCAGCTTCTGCGCGCCAGCAAGATCGAGAAATTGGTAAGCCAGGTGAGGCTCGGGTGACTCGATGTATGGGACGTGCCAGTTATCGCTGATCGGATAGGCGTCATCGTCCCACAGGAAAAAGTGCTCGCAGCCAGCATCAATCAGCGCCTCGAGGCTCCGGTTCTTTGAAGCCACGATCCCGAGTGATTTCTCATGCCTGATTATTTCGATACCGGCGGCTGTGGCTGCTGGCGCGGAACCGTCATCTATCACAATCAACTTGGCGCTAGCCGGGAAGTGCTTCAGATGCTGCTCAATCGTTTTTGCCAGAACTGCCGGTCTATTATGAGTGGTGATGGCAATTCCAATCCGAGAGCCCGAATTGCACGCAGGTGCATACGGAACACCATCAATCACCACGTCCATACCGACTCCTACAAAGTTTTAATTAACTGTTGACGTTTAATGCTTTCCTTAAGAAGCTTCTTCCAGACTTGATATGCAGCTTGCTTCTTTTGGGGCACCCGAATCGGCGCATAGCCATTCTTGCTGAGCCGAATGTCTTTTTTAAATTTTGCTTCCATCTCTATGAGACTTGCCATACGTACCCCGGTTAAAAGCGGCTAATACAGAACGAGAGGTGAAGCCACAACCTTTAATCATGAAGTAAGGTTTGCACCTACACGCATACGGGACACCATCAATAGTGACCTGCATAATTACTCCGCTCATCTACGAGAAAGAAGTCCACCTGGTTGCAGCATTTTCGTGATTTGTTCGGTCACGTTATCATTCACCAATTTTTTAATATGCTTTTCTTCGTCGCTTTCGCAGGCATCACGCATGATAGTCAGCGCATTACTTATAATGCATTGGGAAATATGAGCATTGTTGATGTACACCTTCCCACCTATTACTCGGAAAGGGCTATCGTCCGCTTTCGCCTGCGAGGCTGAAATATCTTCCACATTACCTGTGCAGACGTACTCAACTGTCAGAGGCCGGGTGATTTCTGTTTCTTCGATGTCGATAGGCCTGATAAAAGGTGAAAGTGATTTCCCATTAATTTCACCTTCCGCCAGTAGGTCTTCGCCGTGCTTAATCCGATAAGTCAGCGTTGCACCGTGATAATCGCCATCTTTTAACGTGTAAAGACGGTTAAAGCTCAAAAAGATTTTGTTGGTCATTTCGCAATACCTAAATAAACACAAAAGGAGCCGAAGCCCCTTTATGATTGACGCTTAGGAACCTGCAGCTTGTGAAAGAACCGCTGCAAATGGCACCTGCTTACGGTCAAAGACTCGTTCCCAGTTGGAGGCAGTTGCCATTTGGGTATATGAGGGTGTCAGGTTCGGATCATCTTCACCTTTCCAGCTGAAACCGGCAGGCTGAATGATGTAGGTTTTACGCTCCCATAACACTTCTGCACCGCCACCATTACCACCAGATGCTTTGCGCTCAAGCTCAGTCGGCGTGTGTGGAGTGCCAACGCCATAACCGAATGCACCTGAACCAAAGAATACTGACAAATAGCCGTTATCTGCTGTTTTTAGGCTGTCATCCATGAAGATTGGCTTGCCTAAGTAAGTACGCAAGATAATCTGGCCGGTTGAGTCGCGCAGGTATTCAATTAAATCCTGCTCAGCCATTTGTTTCATGACGACCGAATGCACACCAAGCGCAGAGAAACCATCCGCAGCATCGCCAGCGGTATAAGCAGCATCGATGAAGTTTTGCGCGCTAATTGTTGCTCCAGACTGGATAACCATGTCGCTGTCATCGTTTGCAATATTCGCAGCGATAATTCCGCGGGCTGTGCCAATCAGATAGCGTTGCCATTGGCGAGTCCAATAGGTACCGAAACGGTTACGAATCTGTGTCATTGGATCGCTGTTAGCTAACTCAGATGCTAAGTCAGCCACGCCATAACCCTTATTCAGGAATAGGGTACGAGAACGCATGCTGCCCTGGGTGGCTTTACCAACCTTACCGATTTCATCCGGATCATCAGTAGAAGCATTTGGTGCTTCATCCGCGTCTAAATCCTGCCAGTAGCTGATAGTGGCAGTACCTTGACCATTTTGTGCAACCGCGTCGAGTGCTGGAAGGCGTGTGATAATTCCTGAATCGTATACAGCGGTTTTCTCCGGGCTGTTAACCGGTGCGATTGTCTGGTAGTAATCGCTGATGAAGATGTCTGAAAGACGAGTGGAAGCCATGCGGCGTTACCTCTTAATGATTTTGGGTTGCCTGGAGTCGTTTGAACTCTTCAGGATTTTCTTTGAATAACTGAATGCGCTGAGCTTCAGTGAAATCGCTCCATTTTTTGCCTTCGCCGCTGACGATGGACAGGCTTCCATTACCTCCGGTGCCGGATGCCCTGCTTCCGATAACAATCGGTGCAAATAATTTATTGCCACGGAATTCTTTCTCTAAATCTTCAAGAGTTGCCGCTGATGGCTTACCCTCAGCATCAACAATGCGAGTTTTACCATCTTCAACAATGAGACGTGATTTGATGTGGGGCATGATTACCGCAGCACTGTCGCCTGCTAGCTTTGTTGCCAATGACTGCGCAACGTTATCAACTAAAAGCGTGGTCAACCGGCCGTCTCGCTCTTCAATCTGTGAGAGAAGTTCTTTTTCGCGGACAGTCAGCTTTTCTTGCCAGCTTTTCTCTAAAGTCTCGATGTCACCTTTCTTGCGGGCTTGCTCTTCCGCCAACTCTTTGGCCTGATCATCTTTTTCTTTCGCTAATTTTTCGGCTGCTTCACGGTCTTCACGCCATTTGGCCTTTTCTTTCAGCAACTCTTCGTTCTTACGTTGCAGCCCGTCTACATCTGGAGCACCATCAACTGCAAGCTGATAGCCTTCGCCTTTTGCGACATACAAGGCTTTAACGGATTCATCGAGTGCTTCAAATTCTTCTTTGGTTAATGCAAATTTAAGGGCCATCTTTAACCTCTGGTCAGATGTGTGCAGCCTCTGGCCGCGGACAATAAAAAAGGCCGCCCGGAGGCAGCCCTGTGTGATTATTTCTCGGTACTAAAAACCGGCTTTCTCAAACGCAGCCGCATCGATTTCTTTCAGCTTATCCAGCGTGATCCATTCGCCTTTGTCAGTGAAAAAGTCAGGTACATTCATGCCACCGTTCCGCAGGAGCCTAGCGCGTGTATTCCCCAGCACCTGCACCTGTCGGTATAGGGATTGCTGGCTGAGCCAATCGCTGTAAGTCGTGTTCGCCGGAACCTGCCCATCCATGCTGGCGCGCGTTCCCGCATCCATTTCGTCTGCATCGATGCCGAGTTCGCGCCATGATTTCGTTACCAGCGTTTCTGTCGAGCGACAGCAGAAATGGATCCTGCCTGGTCCCTGCAGATAAGGGACTTTGTGACCGATGGGCTTATTCTCCAGCGAGTACTTCAGCCGGTCCCGAATGATGCATGTTGGCGTGGTTTTGTTGTCCAGCGTCGAAAGCCACTGCTTACAGTCCACGATATCACTGTTGTGCTCAGCGAACTGGGTACGCGCCGTTGCAGCGAGATGGTTGATCGCCGTCTTCGTGATGCTGGTGGTGTTGGCTCGGCTAACCTGAATTGCGCCGTCCTGAAAGTTGTTCGTCGCGGTACCGCGCACATCTTTGGCGATTTTCTCGGTTGACTGCCCGGTGAGATAACCGGTTCTGACAGTGTTGATGATCCGCGTCATCCGATCGCTTTCAAGATTGCTCGCCCACTCACTCAGCAAGCGCCCCTGAAATGGCTGGGCCATCGCGGCGGCGTATACCTGATCTGCCGTAATGGCCGCCAGCGGGAATCGGTGCTTAATGGGTGCTGGCAGAATGGAATCAAACAGACTGAGGTGATAATCCGCCTCATGGTCAGCAAAGCTCTGTAACTCCTCGCCCAAGCTTGTGAAGGTGGCATGAATGGCTGTCTGGTTTAGCTGTCGAACGCTGCCAAGCAATCCCTCCAATTGCTTCACAGTGAAGCTATTAGGTGAAAGGTCATCCAAAGCTACCTGCAAACGAATCGAAAGCTCGGCATCGCTCTGGTTGAGGATTTTCACCATGCGCTGCGCGACGCCGGTCGAATAGCGGCTGACAAACAGCGAGTGGCTTATTGCCTCATCACGCAACCTCTCATTGACTGTCATTTTATTCTCCAAGCAGTAATGATGGTTTCTGGTTTAAAAGCTCATCAACGACTTCCTCTGGCCTTTCATCCTGTCCTATAAGGCCGATGCGTTGCTGAAAGCGAACAAAGTCTGAAAGACGCATTTTCCCAGACTGCACGGCAGAGAGAAGCGCGGTAATAGCCTGTGAGTCGAGATTGGCTATTTCATACTTCTTGTTTAGCTCGACTGCTCCCTCACCACTCCCTGCGAACTGGATAGCAAAGCGCAAGGCGCGATTGACAGCCTGCTCAACATTACCTGCGCAGAGTGAAAGTATAGAGTTATCAGTTTGCGCCTCGTCGCCTGCCTGAGTAGCTGTTCTGGCCGAGGTGTTACGCTCTACCAACTTTGCACCGAGCATTGCCATCTGATTTTCGCGACGTTCGGCCAAAGTGATTAAGATGTTCCGCTCATCAGGTTGAGCGAACTTCAAATCACCGCCCACAGGAAGCAGGACTCCTTTGCGGGAGCCAACCTTGAAACCATCTGCCAGGTATTTACAGGCCCAGTCATCATTAAGACCGGTCAAGGCAACCATTGGCTGTCCCACTGTGTGAGCTGCCTCAGCGATATCTGCCTCTGCCTGATAGTGCTTAATATTCACGTACGCAATATCGGCTAATGGAGGTGAATCCGGTGTGTGATCATTATTGTTAGCACCAATCCATGACCAGGGCAGTTCCTTCAGCTCAGAACCATTAGCATCTTTCAGCATTATCAGACCACCTCCAGCAATCTCTGTATCGCCTTCCTCCCATTTGCGGGAATAGGCAATTCCGTTGATTAATCTGAGCTCGATCCAACATTTTTTTAACGTAAGAGAAAATCCAGCAGGGTCATCAATAGGTTCGACGTAATGGATGACTACCAATGCGGTTTTTCCGTTAGTCACACGCCAGTTAATGATTTCCTTGGCAGTAAATAGCTTAAGCACTGGCCTTCCTTTGGTCGCTTCCGTCTGTAGTCCAGAACCGGTGAAGTCAGTAAGAATCCCAGCCCGCCCGCGTTGTAGATTCTGAGCGAGTGCATCACGGATCATCTGTTCTAGTTGCTGCCCTTCACCGTCAGCATCCGACTCAATATCTTCAATACCGCCAGTAAGCTCAATTTTAGGAGGCTTATTAAAAGCTATGCCCAACATTCCTGACTGGGTTCTGCCAGTGGCGTTAATGAAGGCTGCACGCATCAGGTATGCATCGTACCGCTCACCCGTTGGATCATCATTTAGGTGGTCACTACTTGGGTGAGGGAGATACTTGGTTCTTTTTTTCTTTATCTTGCGTTCGCCATCCACACAATCGCCGATCATCTCCCATTCGGGCATGAATTCAGCGTATGCCGGGTGGCGGTAGTTAATGTCGAGATCGGCCATATTATTACCACTTGAAAGGAATTGATTTGGTCATCCTTGGAGGATTATGCAGAACGCGATATCGGGTTGCGTCCCAGTCGTGATCTTCCTGCGTGGTGTCCACGTCATCAGGGTTCTTTTCATCACGGACTAAAACGGGGACTCGGCTTATCCAGCCACGGCAATAATCGAATACGTAGAGAGCAGGCTTCTCAGGTATGCCTGATTCGGTCTTCTTGCCTTCAATGACAGCTTCGAGCATGTCAGCGAAGAGTGACGCACCGTTTATGCGTGATCCGGGCTTCTTGTTTGACTCAAGCCACTTAACGCCCTGCTTTTCCATCTTCTGTCCTATGGAAAGCTCATTGTCAGCGGTGTTATAAATCGCACTGTCAGCTGGTCCTGGGATAACCTTTGTGCAGATGCCAGGCATGATGTGCATCTGACCTTGCCCTTTAGTTTCCTCTGGTTCGTCAGCATCTTCGCCAACAAGCCGCTTATCAAGCCACGCAACGCCCTTAGCGACGTTGGTAGAGGACATGTTCAGACCTTTGTTCAATTCATCTGGCGGGCAGCCGTACCACTCTCCAATCAGGATGAGTGATCCTGCAGGCGGGCAGAACTTAGAGCCGTCAGGTAACACTGCCTCAGTACCGTCTGTTTGAGCCCACCAAAGATTAGAGAATGGCTTAGACTCGCCCCAGTCGTGTGAGCGGTCTACAGTCCAGCTTTCTGGAATAGTGAAAGGCTTGATAACGTGTAAGGCGTCATTCCAAAGATGGTCAAATCTGCCGCCGCTGGTGACATCCCATGAGCCTTCAACCCAAGCCTTACGCTTGTTCGGGTCTTTGATGTTCATCAGCGTGGCGATGTATACCGGGTCGAGATACGGGTTCTCTTTGAAGGAGCCGTGAATAGCAACTCGCGTCAGAGTTATCTTTTCTTCCTGCTGCGTCTGTGGGTTTGGCACTAATTGCGTGTCACGGATAATCGTTCCACGCGGCGCTGGCTCAATGAATCGCTTCTTTACCCACGTATGGCCGATGCCGAAAGGGTTAGTAGTATTGAACGTTTCAAGCGGGATGCTCGGTAGCAAAGTGCCATCCGCCAGCGGGTAATCCTGCGGCCTGAATGATGAACGCCTGCAAGAGAACATCGACTCGTAGAAATCCGCGTTAGGTTGCTTTGTCAGCTCGTTAAAGCCGATGAACGGGAATTCCTGACCGTGATAGTCCCAGTAGTCATTCTCTTCTTTGCCGAAGCGAAACAGTAACTCTTCACCGGTAGGCCATACCCAGCGAAGTTCTGATGCTGAATTGAGGAATCTCGCACCATCACCAAACAGGCGGTACATACGTTTTGACTGGGTGATGATGTCGGCGAGGTTCTTGTATTCTGTGTCGAAGATGACGCCACGCCAAAAGGTGCCGTACCCCAAGCCGACCTTGCGACGAAAGCGAGCTAACTGCGCGGCAGTCTTGCCGGGTCCGCGCGTACCTTCAAACAATATCTCATCACAAGGGCAGCTTAGCGAAAGCGACTGAGAGCCGGGCAAAGGCTTCCAAACTACGTTGTAGCTCATTTGCCTAATACCTCGCTCTGCTGTTGCTGTGCGGCTGCCTCCCATTCGTCAGCGCTGCTGCATGATGGAACTGGCATGATGTTGTGTGTGAGCGAGCCTGATTGCTCAACCTGTTCTTTGAACGCCATGACGGAGATATGCTTGCCGAGCAGTTCGAGGTTCTTGACCTTATCCGGCCACTTGACCTTCTTGAGGATGTTCTCAATGGTTGTTTCATCGAAATTGGTGATCGACGTGTTTATGTCGAATCCACTAAGCGTTGTTCGCCACACCTTCGGCCATTCACTTATCGGCTTAAGACCACCATCCTCTTTCAGAATATCTAATACATCCATCTGGTCGATTTCAACTAGGCGTCTCAAAACATAAGCAGCGTCAATGTTAACCTGCTCATTGCGTTGTAATTTAAGTTCGGCGATTCTGTTCTGGACGTCTGGTTTTGTGAGGTTCTCACTACCAATCTTCCGGGCGGTATTTTCGCTGTACCCCGCCCGAATTGCCGCTTGCGTGGCGTTCAAATCGATGAGGTACTCGCGACAGAACATTTCTTGCTTGTCGGTGAGTGCCATGTATATACCTAAGGTGAGGAAATAAGGTGAGGAAATTATGAATTTATTGGATTATTGCCTTGAAAAGTACCTGACAGGGAACCGTCCTAATCGCAATGGGATTGATGGGACAAGAGAAAACGTTGAACGTATGTTAGGAGTTGTTTACTCCACGCTTAAAAAAGGTATTCAGGGTGATACAAGTACGTACCCTAAACTCGAAAACCTATTGCAATTGGACCTATCCGCCGGTGGCGGCTTCAAGGCTCAATATTTACCCGACTTGTTAGCCTTAGTATTTGACGTGGTAACAGATAATAATCATAACCCTGAATTATGGTTTCAAAGCGTTGGAGGCATAGATGACGAGATATCAGCAACCATATCCAAGCTTTTGTATGGGCCAATGGGTCATGTGACAAATTCAGGTATTGGGTCTGCACATGGTAAAACTTACGAATCTGTAAGGGCTAACCTGATGCATGACATTGACACAAACCCTTTCGCAGGTTAATGCACTCCCTGAGATTTACCCCCAAATTCTGTTAACTGTTTTGACCATATCGAATGTATTCAATCATCAGGCCCACTCGAAAATGGGCCTTGTGATGTTAACTGAAGAGCCGTTGTGAAAGTGGCTCTTTTAAAGATGTGATGAAATCATATTAAGCGGCCAGGCGATGCTGCTCTTCAATCAATGGCAGGCGGTGGTTGCGCTCAAACATGCCAGTCAATTCAAGCTTTCGCTTGTCGTAATCCCACCCCATATTGATAAACACGGTATCGGCTCGCTGTAATTCAGTGATCGCCCGTATTTGTTCCGCAGTCAGGTAGTCACGAATTGCTTCTGTTTTGCCGATGTCGTTTTCCTTCCTGAACTTTGCAGAGGTGGTGCCAAGCACTATTCGGTTAATCATGTTGGCTTCATTGCTGAAGTGATAATGCTCTGCCTCTTTGCCTTCTGATTCCTTGCTGCTTTTTATCGCGTTCGTCATTGGACGGTATTCGACTCGCGCTAAATCACGCTCTGCCTGTACGAGTGATTCTTGCTTTGCCCTTTCACGATATTCGATAAAACTGTCAACCAGGCGGACTTGCCCGTCTTTAGCTTTTTCACCACCGATGAATGGCATTGCGATTAAGAACCCTCGCTCGGTCAGTTCGTAGCATGGGATTTCTTTGTTCTGTTTGCTGGTGTATGAGGAGGCTCTGAAATCGGAGGCTCCTAAATGCCCGGATGCAGCCAGTGATTCAATGCTATTCATCACGCGAAAGTGGTCTCTGCCGAATTCAGCAGCAACCACATCGGTATTAACAACAGGAGTCCCTTTAATGGTCTTAATCAGGTGTTTCATCGGATTTGCCTTTTAGTGATGAACCTTGTTCGCACAGGAATACGGCCCTCAGAAGGCTCCGACAGCCAGCCGGTTCCTCAAGGGTCATCCTGAAAGGTTCTGAGTGAAATGCGCTGCGATGCGCGGGATTTACTGCGGGCATAAAAAAAGGCCGCCGATTGGCGACCTCTTAATATTTGGTGCTGTTCTTTATGCAGAAGCCAACTTCTCGGCCTCTTCCAACTCTTTCTTCATCTGCTCGTAATACTGATCAATATTTTTCGATGGGAATACCATTACACACCTCTCTTTATATGGATGATTTGTACCAAGCCTGCCAGCGGTAGATGTTGAGCCGAAGTTCACGCAGGCATTCAGCCGTTTCTTTGTCTGTTTGCAGATCTTCGTCACTATCCTTACCGGCATCACTTGCCTTGCACGGTGCCGTCATCAAATCCTGCGATATTGTTGGCAGCGTCGATTGACTGCTGACGCAACCTGATAGCAGAAGCATCAAAATCACACTTGGTATGATTCGGGTCTTGGACATATTTCACCACGTCGCGGGTAATCGTTTTGTAGATGACCTTACCGTCGTCTTTGGCCTTCGCTGCTTTTTGCTCTATTGGTTCAAGCTTCGCTTCGGCTTTCTTCTGCTTCTTAGCTGCCGCTGCGTTCATTTGGTCAGAGTGGGCATACCAGCCATTCCGGTAACGGATTTCTCCGTAGCCGGTTGCCAGTAAGACGAGAATGAGGAAGGCGATTATTTGGGAGTGGAGAGACATAGTGCTTTCTCCTTCTCACGCCTGATAACCAAGCCGGGCAATTTCTTCCCGCCGCCATATACCCAGCGCGGGAACTGATTGCACGCTTCGGTGAATTTGCCATCTCGGAACATGCGGAACATCGTGGACTTCTGCATCTGACCACACCCGGCGTTAAAGGTGATCGAGGTGACAGCGTCGAACTGGCCTTGATTCAGCTTCTTGCCGTTTGCGTATTTGTTCACGCAGGATTCTGCCTGGAGGATGTTCTTCTCCCAATCAGCTGCAATCTGAGCATCAGACTTCCTGACCCCAGCTCTAACGCCGTGAGTATTGCCAATGCCATCAGTCAGTACACCAGCAGGACAAACGTATGGGTCACGCTGGCAGCTCTCCGCGTCACCGATAAGCTTGAGGCCAGCTTCGCTTGTTCTTACCGTCCCGCTTGATACCACAATGCCAATGATGGTCATAACAGCGCAGACGCCGCCGACAACACCCTTCTTGGATACTGAAGCCATAGTCAGCCCTCAATCTTTGTCATAGCTTCTGTGATGACTTCTGCAGAAGCCGGACGGTCGTTAACTGGACGCTGAGCAACACCATCAATGTAGTCCTTCAGAATCTGAGTTCTGAGCCTCTCCTCTTGCATCCGATCTGCTTCCTCTTTGCGCTTGGCATAGTAGGTCTTGATCGTGAAGAAGGCGGAGATGACCGCACCAATGATGAAAACGTAGTCTTGGAGTGACAGCAGCGAAAAGAATCCAAGTGCCGCTGACCACCAGTAAGGCAGGTTGTGTTGGTTAACTGGATCCATTTTCATAGTTCCGCTCCCATTTGGTTAAATGGGCTGTGTGTTTAGTCATAGGGAATAGAGCCGCGACCGCATGGTTTCATGAGGGTGAGGTGACTGATTGGTCGGGCTCTAAATTTGGGCAATAAAAAAGGCCACCCGAAGGCAGCCTTTAATAGAATTACTATCTACGGGTCAACCACTGGGCAACATGCAGTTGACTGACAACGCAATGTACTTGGAAATGACACTTGCAATCGGTACCTGGCTAAATTTTATTCCCTCAAGCCCGCAGCAATCCACTTCATGAATATCCTTCACCACGACAAATGATGACTCCTCCGCTTCAAACCCAGCTAGGACTCCTGAAAACTTCCTGATTTTGCCAGGTTCGGCAGCATAACTACCAGCAAAGTTAATCTCTTCACCTTTGTTCATCGCATGAGGCAATTGATAAGAACCATCAATTACCCCATAGATATCAATCTGATTGATGTAATCAACGCTCATGGGTCTCATCAACGCATTCAAGGCATGTTGAATAGTATCAATCTTAGTCGAATGATGAAGATCAAGAAGTCTTGTGACTTCCTGCTTCTTAATTCCCATGAGTGATGCCAACTCTACCTGGCTGATATCAGCTTCTATGAAGGCATTAAGTAAAAGCACCTTAGAGGCTACGCTAAGTGGCAACTCAACGTAATCCCCTGTGATGGGGCTCGGTTCTGGTACCTTCCGATTCTCCTCGAAATAAAAATCGAGCGCTGTTACCAGAGCATCAAGCCCCATGCTTAGCGCTTCCTGTTTCGTATCACCCTGCGTTAATGCTTCGGGGATATCTGGGAAGCTGACGACATATCCACCCGTATCGGGTTCTAACTTTATTGGATATCGCATTTTAGTCTTAGTGAAGCTTCTGAGTAACCAGCCCCGAAAGGCTGGTTTATTAGTTCAGGCCTAACTGCTTGAGTATGGCCTTTCTTAGTGGTTCTTTTATCTCAGAGCTGGGATGCCTTGGCATTACGCTTCGTTTCCCGTTTAATCTCAGCTTCAAGTGGTTAGTACCGTTTGAAACATCAACTCCCTGCGATTCAAGCCACCGCCTAAACTCGCTCTGCTTCACTACTCCTCCTGTTTGTTGAACATGTGATTATAGTAATCATTAATGCTTACCATGTCAACATTTTTGTTTACTTTTGGAGGGGTAAATCTAATAGGGCTATAAAGCAAAAAGCCCCGCATTTCTGCGGGGCCTTAATTATGCTTTTCACTCACCGTAACAGATTCACGGATTTGTAGTGTTAGAAGACTTTAACCCCAACTTCCGGAAAAGTAAATAGCTCACGATAACTTTGTGAGCTATTTTTTCATGCACTATCCAGTAACGCGATTCAAAGTTGTTTCAGCCCACGATTCTTCTATCTCCAATTGGGTGCATAGCTGGTCATAGAATGGCTTTATCGTCTTATCCCATGTCGCAGCAGATATGGTGTCAGTAAAGGCGCAAATCGCTCGGAAAGCATCAGCAGCAGGTACACGCTCATAGCCTCTTCCCCGGCAGCGTTTGCAATCCTTCATGACTGGAACGCCCTGCCTCTCGGTTTCAGCCTGATCCAAAGAAACGGTTCGCCCCCGGCAATCACGACAAGCAACGGATACTGAATAGACCCGGGTTTCGTAGACACTTTTTTGCCTCATAATGGAGGCCTAATGAAGGAGTGTTTATGTCAGTCAAAACGTTCACAGAAGAATTCAAAATTGAAGCCGTAAAACAGATCACTGAGCAGGGGTAC